AACCGGCTCATTCTTTCCGCTACCATCACCCATCCTTTGCCGAAGCCAAAATCCTCGATGCTATTCTTTTTAGTGCTGGCGAGCAGGTCTTCTACACACAGGCGTTCTGCCCAGTCTGCCGAGTCGATAACGATGGTTTTGTAGTCGGTCGCTTTGGTTTCTGCCAATGCGTCCGTGAGTTGCTTCCATGTGCTGATCTCGCAACGATCCACATCTAGGTGAGATGTTCCGCCCTCGATGTCCAAGAATAGCGGCCTTGGGAATTTGGCCGCGAATGTGCTTTTACCTACGGACTCCACTCCGTAGATGACTACGCGCTGGGCGCGGGTTTGTTTTCCTTTTGTTATTTTCATATGTTATTGGTTTTCTGCTGTTGTGGTTTGTGGTTCGTGGCGAAATGAGTGATTATCAATAACTTCGCCCAAAGAATATATAGCATTAGATATTTCGACTAATCCAGCTGTCATACCCATTACAGCTTCAGTTAATGAACTAACATTAACTCCAGCCGCATCTTTGCATTCTATACTATTTTGCGGAGTAACTGAATCAGCAAACCTGATGATTGCTTCAGCTATTTTCGAACCATCAATATTTTCTATTTTCATTTTCTATTTTCCTTTGTTGTTTATTGATATGCTGTTTCTGCATTAGCTCCGTGCCCATAGATTTTAGATCGCATTTTTGGAAAAGGAGGTTGCCATCCAGTCTCTTGATCTGGGAAGTCTGTTGATGATTCTGCACTATATTGCTTTGCCAATTCCGATAAATATCCAATCTCCATTCTCTCAAGTTTTCTGCTGTCTTGAATTTTACTTTTTAGGGAAGCAATTTCTTGTTTTAAAGAGTCAATCTTTTGCTTAAAAGCTTCCCTTTGCCCTGCATGCAATTTCAATCCCTCTTTAGTTTGTTTTATTATTTCAATTAGTTTTTTGCCTTTCATATTTATGTTTTCTATTTGTTGTTCGCTGCATAAACGGCCACAGCGAGTGCCGCCCAAGTGTGCGACTTAATTCCATAAGTCGGCCCTGGAGTTTTCTTCGTTCCCTGCGGCCCGACGAGATCGAGCAATGCCTGACGCACGTTGGCGTCTTTTGCTCGCATCGTGCCGCAGAGAAATAACTTAATATCCTTCCGAAAGATCAACTCCACGTCCACCCGTGCCACCTCGATAAACCTACCGATCCAGACGCAAGTCTCAAATGTTGAAGCTCCGACCGCCATTCCGTAGCTGGCTATCATCTCGCAAGCGCATCGAGTGTATTCGCGACCGATAAGCACTTGGCGGATCTCCTCGTTCGGCAGGTGTCCGTGGTCTACTATTTTACCGTTGTGAAACTGCACGAATGCCGAGTGGGTTGTGCCTGGATCAATCGCGATGTTCATATTTTAAAGCTTGGGTTTTTATCTTGTCTGTCGGCAATGCAAGGACATCGCAGATGCCTTGAAACGCTCTTGACCTGATGAAATGCAACGCTGTATCGCGATCGAGTTCTTGAAGATCGTTCAGTTGTTTGCTCAAGAAAACCTTCTCGCTTCGCATATCCTCAACGGCCTGCTCGATCATACCACAAAGGATATTGCGGGTGAACATGATCTCAGCGTCATATTGTTCTTCGGCGGTCATTACCGCCGCTCCCGTTTGATTTGGCGGTTCATCCACCAGCGGCGGGTCTGCTCCGCTTCGCAGGTGGCTCGGATATTTCCGAGCAGGTATCCACCGATGAACGAGCAGATCATGCAGGCGGCAAAGAGGGCGAGAAATGTGAGTGGTTCCATATGTTTAGTTTTTGTTTCTATCGTCAGCGGTCTTCGCTTTCGATGGGTAAAAATTCTTCCATTCCCGCAAAGATGAAAAGAAAATAATTCGCAAAGTGCGAAAATAATTCTTGAGAAAAGTCTTTACAAATGAGCGCAACCAATGCCCATGCGCCTCTGCGGGCTTATTTATTTTGATATCGGACGATAAAATTTTACCTCGCGAATGCCTTGGTTTGTATGTATCGTTGCCTTTTTTGATTCAAGCATACCTTTTCTAAGCGCTGTATCAACTCGGCAAGTCACAGATGCGATAGTCAAATTTGATTCCGACGAAATCATGCGGACTGTCTTCCAGCCTTGCTTTTCCAGGTCTTTTTCGTTCTCTATTTTTGTTGAATCGTAGAAAGCATCCCAGGCTTTACTTACATCGGCAATAGCCACGGCTGATTTATTTTTCGTTCGCATAAATTTACGGTGATCGAGTTGTCCTTGTAATAGCCATACGCGAAGCCCTGCGACCATCCGAACGTGGCCCTTCGCGTGCTCGCGTATTCCATATCGAAACGCGCCAGCATCCCGACGCAATAGCCACTAGGCCCATCAAGAGTGCGAGCACGTTCCCAGCCCACGCGATGCAAGTGCGCTAATACGCATTGGCCGTAGGTTTCTGCATGGTCGCGGATGGCTTGGACGTTATACATGTAGCCGTGCAAAAACTTGGTTCCACCTAGCTCGTAAAAGGATCGAATATGATACGGGTATAATTTCGCTTTTAGCTCCTTCGCTGTCTTCTCAATGGCTTGGATCGTTAGCGTTGCGGCGTGAGCCGCAAGCGCGTTTGGAGACGATGCCAGTTTGTAGAGTCTAGCTTCGTGGTTCCCGTAAAGAATATGTTGCGGACGCAGTTCGTGCAGGAAGTCGATACCGGCGCTGAGATCATCGCTGATGCTCGCAGCGCGGTCGCTTGAGTTGGGGTCTGAAATAGCCCCAGACCTGAAAGCGGCCAAGTCCAAGAAATCGCCTAGATGAATGGTCGTGTCGGGGCGCCAGCGGTCTTTAAACGTAAGAACACTTTTGCGAGCTTCTGGGTCTATCTGATCCCCGTGCGAGCACCCAACAGCCATCCATTTTTTCCAGCCCTTCATTTTAGCTCTGGAATATTTCGTTCGCTACGTTGTTCCCATATCCATGCGCGAACGGATTCCATCGTATCCACGTCGAGTTTAGCAAACGCTCCGCATTCGTGCTTGAGAGCGCTTCGGAGTTCTTGGTCTATGTCATCCACTAGGATCAAAATATCAAGTGCCTTGCAGGCCACCTCGTGCTCGTATCGCTCGGTCTCGTCGTATTCAAGTGTCATTTTCATGCTTCTTCGTCCTCCTCTTCTTCTTCGGCGTCTGGGAATAGAATACTGAATGAGTCGCCAGCTAGTCCCTCTACGGCGTATTTGTTGCCAAAGACAAACTCCCCGTGCAACGTCTCCCCGCCTTGTTCCCATGATACGATGGTCAACCCGCAGTCATAATGTTCGGAGAGAATACGCTTGGCTTCCGCGAGTGCTTCCGCTCTTTCTGATTCAACCGTCGGTTGTCTCTTTTTTTTCAAGCAAGGATGTCTATTTTTTTCGATACTCTAGTGCGTAAAATTGCGAGCATTTCTCGTTCTGTTAGACCCTTCGCCCAATGCGGGCGGATCTGATAGTGCGGCTCGTCAATAAATTTCCAGTCACCGCCCCATTCAAGACCAAGGCTTTTGCCAAGCGTTCCGAGTTCGTTGTACAACGGATGTTCTTCGCAATACTCTTTTCCGCGAAAAATACCAATATCGAAAGCAATGCCGAAATTGTGATTTGAATGCCCTGCCGGTGCATTTGTTACCTTCTTCCCTGGAGTTGTCCGCCCCCGCGCATATAAAGCTTCCTGCTCCATATAGCTCCGAGTGCCGCTGATGATTTTAACGTCGCAACCAACCTTTGCACAGATGACCTTTGCAACGCCTAGGCAGGCGCGTGCGGCCTTTTGAGCTTCTGGGTGGAGCGTTGCAAGCTGGATCTCGCTGCGTTCGTCAAACGTCATTTATCGTGGAGAGTTTTTGAAAATTCCGGTGTGTAGCAGAATGTGCCGTAATCCGTCTTGACGCATAACGACGGGTTATTCATTCCAGCGCATGAAGTCAGGAACGTCATTCCCAAGAAAGCAAATGAAAGAACGATCATCCAAAGCGCAATGGATTTGGCTCTCATTTTTCCTTTCGGAAGATTTCTATGAGTCCGATTATCGACGCAAGCGCCGCGCCTATCGCGTCCCATTTCGACGGGTCTAGGCTCAAACCGGCAACGGAAGCGATTATAGCAACCCCGCGAATTGTTGACGGTTCCTTCAATTTTGCTAGTAGTGTTTTCATGGTTTTTTAGGTCGAGTCATTTTATACAGCGATACCGCACCGATGCAAATTCCCATCAGAAGCGAAAGAATGCGAAGCCATGCTTCGACCTCGGAGAACGAGATCAATACAGCCGCAGCGGGCGCGGACGTTCCGATAAGCGTGTGGAAAGCGTGGCTGTCCATTAAGTCAAGCTGGTTTGCGTTATGAGTTCCTCGGTCAATGTGCATGATTGAAGGATGATTGTATTGCGCTCACCGCTTTCGGTTAGTTCGATCTCGAGATCGGCTGTCGCGCTTGTTGCATTGAGCAAATAGTCGCGCACACCGAACGTCGAGAAGTTGACCGATGCCGTCTTGCCGGGTATTGCACTCAAGCCGCTCTGCACTTGGAGCGTAGGCAGATCGGAAAACCCTTTGTTTCCGCCGAATGTGACATCGAAATAACTGCCTTGGATGCCGCTCACGGTTAGGTTGTTTGCTCCGATGGAGTCGAGTGATTGCAACGCCGATTGCAGTCCAGATGCTGTTGTCGAAGCGTCGAGCGGGTCGGTCTGGCGTAGGATCGTAGTCGCCACGCTGCCCGTCGTGACCGTTCCTGTGCCGATCGTGATCGCCGGTGCTCCAGGTATAGTACACAGCAAAAATTCGGACGGCTGCGGAATTGAGCTAACGAAATATTGAGTTCCTGCGGTGTAGCCAGTCAATGCCGTGAAGCCGGTAAGAACAACAGGCTGAGAGAGTGAAAGTCCGTGATTTGTGGACGTGATAAATACGCCAGCCGTCACGGTCGAAGCGATGTCCACGTTGTAGGTCGGAACCGTTACTCGGTAGCTCCCGAGATATGGAGCGCGTGAAAATGAGATTCGCTGCACTTCGTTCTGGAGTGTCGAGCCAGTAAGGGTCGTGGCAACGCTGACCGTCAATGCTGTTCCGAGATCAGTCCAAGTTGGCTGATAAACGGCTGGAGCAAGTCGAAGTTGCAACTCTTGGATTTCAGCGGTCGTGGCGTCTCCTGCGAGTCGCTCATCAATTAGAGCTGATGTTGTTGGAATGAGATGCGAGACGTCCGCCGTGATCGCGCTGCGAGTGCCTGCGGAGTTGAACGAAACGACAAAGTTAGTTGCCATTGTTCCGTCCACGGAAACCTTTCCGATGCTCGTAATGGCTGAAAGTGAGTTAAGAGCGGATGAAATCGCCCCGGCGGTCGCGCTAAATCCAATGGCTCCGCTCGTCTCGCCCCCGAAGGAGAGCGTGAACGTTCCACTTGCAGGTATTCCCGTCCTTGTTCCTACGCCGAATTTGACCGTTGTTCCGGTCATATCCAATACGTTAAACGGAGCGGATACGTTGCCCGTGGCTTCAAGAAAATAAAGGTTGATCGCGCCGTTGTCGCCCTTCACGAATCGCGGAGAGTTCGCAGGTGCAAGGCTGGTAAGGCTTGTCGCAAGCCTGCGGTTGGTCATGTCAATAAATAGGTCGCGTGCCATTTATTCGTGTGTTTTGTCAACAGCTTCCCATTTTCCTATCGGGCAACGCTCGGTGGCCATGCGAAGTTTTGCCCATGTTGAGCATCCGCACTTGCGACAGCGGCCCGTGGAGTTCAAAGCGGTGGCGTCCCACTCGGGACAGGCGCGGCACGTGGCTTCGCGGGTGGCGAGGACTTCGGGTGGGGTGGTGGTGAAGCCTGCGCTAGCGAAGCGGTGGGTTGCTTGCATTACTGAAAGTATTCTTGCCCGCACCTCTTCAATTTTCCTGCTTTTATCACTCATGGATATTAACTGTAAATGAACTAATGTCGCCCGCGACAAAGGCACAGACGAAACTGGGGATGGAGGCGCCCAATAAGATTATTGATCCCGAAGGGCTTACTGGACACTCAGCATCAAATGTGTAAATCGCGCCGAACGGTTTAAGAAAGACATTTGCACTTGCAGCTATATACCAATTGCCCAAGGCTTTTGTTAAACCAAGAGATGCATTAAAAGCACCAAATTCTTCATCGCCAACACTCAAGGTGAATGAGTAATAGCAAAGTTCAGGGAAAGGTTGCGATGGGCCGGAAAAAAGAACATTTCCATAAGAAGCTGAATTAGTTGGAGAAGATGCTGAGAGATCGGCGTATATGCTGGCATTTAATAAAATGGATGCCATACTAGACGATATTTGGTGGAAGCCAGTCCCAGGAAGCTCATCATATTGAGTGCACAGACAACACGCGCACTCTACAGCTCGAGATGTGCCGTTGTCAGTTTTGATATTGATTTTGTTGTCAGCGGTGCGGCCTAGTATCATTTTAGCATTCCTCGGTTGAGAGCCAAGTAAGCACCCCGTTTATTGCGCCGAGGACGCATGTGCCGCCTCTTGGCACGGCTGGGATTTTGAGTTTTCGCGCTGGATGTCCACCTTGTCCTGTCGTTTGCTCTATTAACGACACATCTACATCCAATGCCGCAAAAACAAAATCTTTGTCTAAATCTGATGCTTTAATCTGGTATGGAAGATTAGAGTTCCCCTGAATTTCCTGCGTAAATGAAACTGGTAAATTTAGCATCTTTTAAGTTTCCTGAATTGGATTCCATATAGTTTCGCTTGTTAAATATCCGGTTGCATCAACAGATATAATTACTTCATTAAAAAACCCGTAGTTCGTAATTTCATACATCATTGCTTGTCGCCCTAAATGTGAAATTTCTGTTAATTGTCCAGAAAAAGTAACCGGAGGTATGAGTTTTCCGGAAGCTAATGTTTCAATTGTTATAACTTCTGGTTCTGTTTGTATTTTTTCCCCGCTTAAGTCGTAAATATACAACAGAGGAGTCTCTGGCGGTATAGGAAATTCAGATTGGCGAATAACAAACCTATAAATTGCAAAATCAAAAAGTTTTTGATCTCTTATTTCATAGTCAATTCTTTTAGGAGTATTGACGGTAATACCCCATTTATTATAATACTCACTAACATAAGTAATGTAACTCCCAAGTTTTCTACCGGTATCAACGACGCCTCTTGTATTTACCCTGCCATATGCAGTAACCGTGCATTTGATAAATCCATTCCCCATGTCAGAGTAACTTGGATCAGGAAATATATAAGCGCAATCAATGCAGGGCGTTGAATCTTCATCAGCCAATATATCTCCGACCTTAAAATCGGAATAACTAGCTGAGGAGCTTCTTGAAATATATTCAAGTTGAATCCGGCACAGACCACTCCGAAATATTTGGACATTTCGTGATGCTTGTTTAATCCATCCATCTGCTCCATGATAAATAAATTTCATAAATTATGGTATTACAACTGAGTAGGGTAAACTGCCTGAAATTGTTTGTAGCCAATTCCTGCATTCTTGAACAAGAGAACTAATTGTTGTAACATCTGCTTGCGCGTTTCCTCCAGCTCCACCCTCGCCGCCTTGGCCACCCTGGCCAGCATCGCCGCCTTGGCCACCCTGGCCACCTGTTAAATTATTTCTAATGTCCGCCGACATATTGCCTATTGCATTTGCTACCTGCACCTGGTCAACTTGGAGTCGAGCTACGGCTGGCGTTTGCGTTAATTCTGCCAATTTTTGTTTAGCCTCGGCAGTAATTAAATCTGCTTTTAATGGGTTTCCCTTTAGAAATTCAACGAGTTCTAAAATTTTCTGTTGCCCTTTTTCAGAGTCAATCGGGCTTTTAGAAAGATCAGCTTTGACCCCATTTAAATATGTCACAACGGCCCGAATTTGCTCTTCTCCTGTTTGTCCAATTTTGTCTAAGTTCAGTTTTTTAACAAGATCTGGAAAACTCTTTTGAGCGAGATCAGTTCCAAGCAACTTATCCATTGCAAGTAACTCCTCCCTTGCGCCTTTTGCGCTGTTCGCGGCCTTATCCATCGCCTTAATCTCTTGCATTTTAGACAGCGTGTCAGCAAACCCTGTTGCAGATTTAAGGCTTTCATTCAATTTGGAAGCATTCTCTGCCGCTTTGAAAAACAACTGATTTCCGTCTTTGTCGTATTGCTTTATATTCGCAGAGTTTGCTGCGGCGATTGCCATGTTAGTTGCAAAATTTTGCGCTTGCTCTTCTCCTAGTCCAGCCGCCAGAGCTTTTTGATAATCTTCTAGCCACTTCTTTTGAGCATTTAATTGTTCTATGTGCTCTGTATCGCCAGCGGCTTGGGCTGTCGCAAACTCAAGCTGAAATGCAAGTTCTTGTTGCTTCAGCGCATTTTGTTCGGCTTGCTTTGCTGCTTTTTCTGCATCTGCCTCTGCCGCTTTTGCCTGTCCTTTTTGATAATCGTCGAAATATTTGCGAGCCTCTTGCTCTGCCGCCGCTTGAGCTTTTGATGTTTCGTCAACAGCGGCAGTTTGCGCAGTTTGCGAAGTTGTTATCTCTTGAGTTAAACGGTCAATCTCTGCCTGATGCTCTTCAATCCCTGTAAATAAAGGCGCAACGCCTTCCATGTTCGCTTTGAAACTCTCAGGTATGTTCCCCATTGACTCACCAGCTTTTTCAGCGGTCAACTCTGCGTGAATTGGTATTACATCAAGCGCGGTTTTAACTTCATTTGCAGATGTTTCTGCTTGGTATCTGAAGGTGTCTGCCATTCCAGATTTACCAATAGCATCCATGAAATCAGCCATTACAAGATAAAGTTTTTCTGTAATGTATCCAGAAATCAAATTCCCGAAATCTTGGAACAAAGCAACAAGCGGCCCAGTTGAGCTAAACTGATCCATTATGAAATCACCAGTTGTTTTAAATGCGGCAACCATGCTTGCATAAATACTATTGCCTGTTTCCTTGAATTGAATCTGTATTGCTTGTGCAACGATTTTAAATGCCGTTCCCATTTCGCCAGCATCAATCGCATCTACGGCAGCTTGGAATCCCTGCATTCCTGCACCGGCCCCTGTAAAGAACCCAGCTAGGTCTTGACCTAGTTTTGTGGCGTCAATTCGAGTTAGTGCTGTTGTAATGGCATCTAGTGCCGGCTTCACTTTGTCGATAATTCCAGCCGCAAATTCAACAAATTTACCTCCAACAACGGTTAAGTTGTCGCTGATTTTGTCGAACTGCGCTGCACCCGCCTTCATCACTTCTGGCAACGATCCGAGTTGAGCCTTTGCCGTCTCAAGTTCGCCATCCATATTTGCAAAAACTTGGTTCAATGCACCGCCAGATTTACCGAATATTTCCATCGAGACGGCTGCACGCTCCGCTGGGTCTGGAATGTTAGCGATAGCTTTGCCTATGGCTTTAAGTTGCTCATCTGGTGAAAGCGTTTTAAGGGTAGAAAGCGGGATACCTAATTGAGTAAATGCGTCTGCGGCCTTGCTGCTCCCATCGCCAGCATCCACAATCGCCTTTTGCATCTTGTTTAGGATAGGGCCAAGTGAATCCGCTCCGACTCCAGTATTTTGGAATGCTCTTTCCAAGAGCATGACTTTATCAACAGCAACCCCGGTGCGGTCTGAGAGATCTGCAAGCCTGCCACCCATATTCAACGCATCCCCGAAGCTCTGCACGGTATTCTGTGCTGCGGCAAATGCAGCGTCAATAGCCGCTGTTCCAAGTTTAACTGCTGCGCCTGCAATTCCTGCGCCTATTGCTATTTCGCCAAATCCTGCCCCTGCCTTTTTCCCAGCGTCTTCGGAATTATCCCCAGTTTTTTTGATGTCAGAATTAAGCGCCTCGACCTTTGGCGATGTCGCGGTGGACGAATCCCCGATGGCCTTGATGTTTTTCTCCATCGTCGTAACCTGGCCGATGCGCTTCATCGTGCTTTCAAGTTCGGTCATGGAAAGTTCGCCGCTCGATACCTTGCCTTTTAGCTGGGTAAGTTCGTCTTGAACGGCCTTGAGTGTCTTCTCAAGTCCTGTGTCGGTTGCGCCAAATTCAACTGTTACGTCTGCCATATTCTAAGTTTCTGTAAGGGTTTTTTGTCTCTTTTTTAAGATCATGTTCATCTGGTTTTTCATCTTAGTTGAGACGACGGAAAGCGCGTTGAGTTGTTCGCTCGCTGGAATAATCTGAGATACCCAAGGAACGTTATTTGTAAGCGTCACCTTCGGGCTTTTAATGTTGGACGTTAAATCCTGAACTGATCCAGATCCACTTCTTACTGCTTTTTTAACCCATGACGGGAATCCTGTGAGAAGTCCCCCCTTATTCACTTTCTTGAGTTGGCTTGCACAATCAGCCCATCCGCCTTTTGAAATACCAACGCGCTTTTGTATTTCTGTTATGTATGTATTGAGTTCACTTCCACTTGAAATAAACAACTTACTTCCCCTTGTCTTTGTTCTTCCGGTGGGCTTAACGCGAGCATCTTGATGTTGAGTTTTTATTGCGCTCTTGCTGTCCAGAAATTCAATACCCGTCCACTTATTCAAAAACCCAAGGTTCCGAAAGATAGTTTCAACAATATCATATCGCTGATTCATTATCAGCGCCTTTAATCGTTGTCCGATCTTCTCATTTTCAACCTTGTTTGCCATTGCCAAAAGCTGAATCTGCGGCTTGATGATTTTTCCAATATCATTCTTTACGCGAGTCGTTCCGGCTGTTTCATCATTCCCGAAAGGCTGCGTCCTTCTACCTAACTCGACGCAAAGAAGGCGAGCGTTGAGCATAACGGCGTCAGGAATCGTGACCTCGCGGATCTCCGCGTAGTCCTTCATGATCTGCTCAAACTTGACACTCTCGAACTTGAATTTAGCCATCTGCCCCATTTCTTCCTTTTGCGCCACATCCACATTTATCACTGCCTGATTTGCTCAAAGTGGGTTTGGCTTTTAATCCTAAATCGCCCTTTGCTCCATCTCTTCCGCTTCTGCCCTTTCGATTAGTATACTCTTTTGACATCGCTCTTAATTCAGCATTGGAAAATCTATTAGTTGTTTCAACAAGTCCAATGCTATTAATTGTATATCCAGAACCAAACCGTTCTTCCATGCTTAGAGGTTCGTCCGTTTGTGTATTGGGAACCTCTTTAGTTGGTGACTTATCCTTGCAGGTGCAGGCATCTTCAAAAGTTTCAGGAGGAATATTCATTTTTATATTTTAAAAGAATGTCGTCTATCTTGGAAAGAGCGTCAAAATCGGTAGGCCTTTGGTCTGAGTTCCATGCCTTCTTAATTCCATTTGCATAATCTTCAGCGTGTAATAGTTGAAGTCCTGCCGCAAATGGTAATTCTTCTAAAATTTCTCGGTAGCCCCAACCTGTTATTTTTACTAGCCTAAAGATATAGGCAGCAAGCCAGTTGGGGCTATTTAGTTTCCCGATCCTGAGCCTATTCCACTATTAGATGTTGCGGAACTCATATAGCTTTGAAAAGCTTTATTCATCGCATCGGCAATATCATTTATCTCAAAGTGGTGAGTTACATTTTTTTCGATCCAAATATCAACGGCTTCTGTGAAAGATTCCTGATCATTAATAACAGTTCTGATTTTTGAAAAGTCTTCACAATGCAAATAAGCAAATGCAGATGATTTCCAAATCAAATCTCGTTTTTCTCCAAAAACATTATTGCGTTGCATCCACGAAACTGATAACGCAGAAACTGGCCGCATTTTTTTACCTAAAAGCAATTTTTCGCCATCTTCCATCGCTTGAATGCGGAGTATTTCGTCGTCTTTTTCTAGTTCGTTGTTTTTTGTTTTTTTCATATAATTATTTTAAAAATCGTGTCATCTCTTGCTTCGTTTTGTCCGAAGCATTCTCAGAAATGGCAATGCGCTTGCCGTTGTGCTCGATCTCGATCAAGCGCGGAGTATTGCGAATGATGTCCACCAATACGTCCCTGTTGGCTAATGCGGCGCGGATATAGCACAGCGGGTTTTCTGGGTCTTTGGCTTCCAACTCGTCGCCTTCCTTGGTCATCTGGCGATAAACATGAGAAGCGTCTTGGCCTTTGTCATTTTCGCCTTCAAACCAAAACTCCGTTGACTCCTTGCCGTCGGTTCGCACCAGTCGAGTGACCGGTGGGAAGTTCATCTTGAAACCCATTGTCGCGAGTGCGACAGCGGCCTTTAGGTTGATCGTGTGAAAGAATTTTTTATTTGCGTCCATATGTATAAAAAGGCGGCTCCCTTTAGCCGGGGAGCCAGCGGCATGAGCCAGGTTGTGTTAGACGATCTCGGGATATTGAGTCGCGGAAACGGTGATCGTCTTGAATGTGCCTGCACCTGTTTTTTCAGCTACGGAATCAACGATAACAGCACCGCCCGAAACGCCGTAGGACGTCGTATCGTTGGCGAGAGTGAGCACGTTGGCGAGTTCATATGCAACGCCACCGTTGATGACGCCATCAAGCGAGATCGTTGCGGATTTGTTGAAATACGCAACTGCGACAGTATCGCCGAGCGCGTCCATGACAGTTGCTTTATCGCTCTGAACGGAGCGAGAGAATGAGTTGAGTAGGAGGCCAGTCTCTTGGAGAAGGCCGAATTCGACGCCCGAGGCGACGGATGATGTGATGACGGTTGCTGGCATATAAAACGCCAAAATTGTCAACTTGCGAAAAGTGCGGCGTGGACGGTGATCGTAACGGAGCGTTCAAAGTGCCGCTCGTTTGTCGAGAGCGATACCGGCCCGTCTCTCAAGATGCCGAAAACGAAAGCATATTGCGGACGAACTGCGTTGAGCTTTGTCTTGAGTCCGGTAATGTCATGCGAAATACAGAGAACCTGTGACCATAAGTTCTCCATTGCCATTTGATCCATGTCGTCAGCTTGCACGATCAATGCTATATCTACGGAGAATTGGAAAATTGCGGAGTCGATAATGCTCTCCCGTTGCCGAGTGCATTTAACGAAGCAGGCCGGCAGCGTCATCGTTCCGAAGTTCTCCGCCGCTGTTACCACTAAAGCGCCTTGCATCTCTTGCTGGAGCGCAAGAACGAATGTATCAGTTAGCGCCTTCTCCAGCGTCAGCGTGTATGTCGAGTCCGTTATCATTCCCTTGGGCGGTAACGTCAACAAGACCAAGTCGCGCGATCTCTGCATCGCATTCGTCTTTTGTTCCTACAAATAACACGCTTTGCGTCGAGATCGCCTTTTCTGTTTCGTCGAAAAAAACAATCGTGCCTCCATCGTAAACTAGCTTCCATGCAGTTGACTCGTTAAATGCCCAGCCATCTTCATTAGGTTGAATTATCATGCTATTGTAAGAGTTGAGTTGCTGGAGTTGTATGTTGCTGTTCGCCCTGGAGCGCCAACCAAAGTGACCGATGCGTAGGTTTGCGTAGTCGCTCCTGGAAAATAACGAAATGTCATTCCAGCCGTAGGAGCAACATTAAATGAAACTGAAAGGGTCGTATTTGTAAAAGTTGCAGTTCCGGTGCTGCCACCATTGGTTTTTGGAACTACAATATTTCCACCTAAAATTGATGTTGCCCCGGTGTATGTATTCGTTCCATTTAAATTAACAGTCCCAGTCCCTTGTTTTGTTACTCCACCTCCACCAGTTCCATCGGTTAATGCTCCTGCAATCGTTAATGCTGATGCTCCAGATGTATTAAAAATCGCTCCACCAGATTTTACAATCGTTGATACAGTTGCTGGTATCGACATTGTATTTTGCGGCGAGAATGTTGTCCCATTAAAGTTAATGGTCGCTGGATTAGTTGTTGTGACATGAGAAATGCCGGTTGTGGTAAAATTGCCACCATTTAAATTTAATGTAGCCGATACGCTGGCACCAGTTCCGCGATTTAAAATTAAGCTGTTTGAATTTATCGTTCCTCCAGAAATTGTTATTGTTCCAGCCCCTGTTCCTCCACCGCATTCGATCCCATTTGCGGTAAAGGTTCCGCCTGAGACATTAAGCAAACAAACAGCGCCAGCCAACCAAACGCCTCCGGTGCTGGTATTAACCGTGCCCCCTGTTTGATTAAATGTTCCGTTACCACCGTTGTTATCACCAAACATCATACCGCCATTAAGTGTAACAACTGCTGATCCACTTACATTTACTGTTGCTGTATTTCCCGCATTGACTGCTAGTTGGAAGCTACGCACGCCGCTTCCGGTAAATGTCTGTGTAAAATTTCCGCTGATATTTAATATCGGATTAGCTGAACCATTGATATTTACAGCATTTGTTGCAGTATATGTTCCAGAGAATGTCATTTCCCCTACGCTAATTGTATTTGCTCCAGTATAAGTATTACCAGAACCAGAAATTGTTAATATCCCAGTTCCCGTCTTAACCAGTCCGCCAGTATTGGTTGACCCAAGAGATGCAAAATCAACATTCTGTCCGTTTGTATCTATACGAATAGTGGAAGAATTATTTACAATTCTCGATGAGACATCTGTCGTTATCCCGCTACCATACTGCATCGTTCCACCGTTAAATCGAATGCTTCCAGAGCCAAATGCACTAGCGTGACCTAATCTCAATGTTCCAGCGTTCATCCTAGTTTCACCTGTGTAGCCATTGGATACATTAAGTATAGTAGTTCCGCTTCCAGCTTGAATAAGAATCCCACTTCCGCTGATAGCAGGGAAGTCTGTTCCCTGCGTTATTGTATTAGTGCGGTTGAATGTAAGCGTTGCGTTGTTTGTTATTCCGCTGCTTGAGCCAGCCGATCCAGATGTAGAACCATTTCCGAAATTAAGGCTTCCTGCGTTTATGGTAATTGTTCCAGAGAATGTATTAGCCTGATTGAGCACAAGCGTTCCGCTTCCATTCATTGTGAGATTACCCGTAATTCCAGAAGCATTCGCGATAGCGGTGTCAAAGACAAGAGTTACAGCATTGCCAAATATAGCTCCGCCACTTTTAATTAAACAAGATATAAGCGGTTGAGTTATTGTTAAGTTATTAATTGTTGTAGTAAATGTGCCACCATTAAAATTGAATGTATTTGTTCCTCCGTTACGAGTCCAACTGCCAGATGTAAAAGTTCCGCCATCCAAATTAAAAACAGATGTTGCCGTAGCACTTCCAACACCCCATCGCATAAACGAACTGAGCGTCATTGATCCAGCTATTAAATTTATAATGCTGGTCGTCGTTCCGCCTCCCCCACCAATATCGAAGCTCTGCCCTGAAAAAGATCCTCCATTAATATTTAATGTGCTTAGTAACCCGGCCTGCCAAGTCTCGCCGTTAACTGAAAGTGTCCCGGAATTAACATTTACAGTTGCTGATCCTCCATTATTTTCTCCAAAGAATAGCCCAGTAACAGTCATTGTCCCACCAGATAGGGTTAGCGTTGCTGTTGTTCCTGTATTAATGGCTATTTGGAAGTTACGAGAACTGGCCGCCGCGGTTTGAAGAAATGTTCCGCTTGCTATAATTGCTCCTCCGTCCAGGCGAACCTGTGCGGCCACGGTGGTAGAACCGGATAATGTCTGTGTTCCAGTTCCAGATTTAAAAAATGTTCCCGCTGTATTTGTTAATGTTCCGCTGAATACTGCGGAATTTGTGGAGCTAAGAGTCAAAGAATTTGCGCCACATATTAATGTTCCAGTGCCTGCGAGCGTAGCGAATATTTCCGATCCTCCTAAAGTCATTGTTGCGCCAGAAAGAATAACAACCGGAGATGCGTCCGGTATTCTGTTTCCTGCTGATGTTGCTAAAGTTCCAGCAATAACCAATGTTGTGCCAGTGTAAGTATTTGCATTTGATGAGATCGTCAGCGTGTTAGAACCCAGTTTGGTTAACCCTAAAGCCCCTTTGGCGGTGTTTGTAATGGCGTTTGCATATGTTCTATTCCCTGAAGTCGTATCGAAGCCTATGGCTGATCCCGCATTAAAATTTGTTGTTCCTAAAATTGTGACAACATTCGCGTCGGTCACTGCGTTATAGACAGCAAGCGTTGCGCCTGATTCGACCGAGTATCTGCCGTTAGTATTCCATCCCGGCAAAGCTGTAATATCCGTTATGGATAAAACTCCTGCATTTATTGCAGTATTTCCAGAGTAAGTATTATTCCCTGACAAAGTTAAAATCCCAAGACCGTTCTTTATTATTCCAACTGCGCCAGAAATTGCAGAAGATACCGTTGTGTCTGCATATACCATAAACTGACGAAATACAGACGTTGAACTGGCTATTGCTGAAACAATAGCTGATTGTATTCTGGCGGAAGTCGAATCAGTTAAAATCATCCCACAATAATATAAAGAGTATTTGCCGATGGGGACGTTATCGCAGAATACCCGGCAGACGTTATTTGCATCATATTTGTTATCTGAGTTGCTCCCGTTGTCCCACTTGTTACAGATGACACATAAGAACCAGATGCTTGTTTAGAGTTAAATGTACTCCAGTCAGTGGCGCTAAGATAGCCGCTTGTGGTAGCAGTTGCGACTGGCATCGATATCGTTGGTGTTATTCCTCCGCTTGAAATAATTGGAGACGTGGCTCCGACCGCTGTGACTTTCCCGCCGAGATCGGCTGAGAGTCCGCTGATAGTTCCGATGGTAATCGTTTGGTTAGTCCAAAGCGTGACAGCCGAGTTCCAGAGAATAGTCTGGTTATTTTGTGGAGAAGTCACAAGAACATCATGCAGTTCCTCAAGCTCAAATCCATTTTGTGGCTTTATATAAATCTGACCGTTTCCAGCATTTGCACGTTCGACAACTCCGATAAAAACGATGTGATTCGGTTGAGTAGGTTTAACCCGAGTGAATGTTCCTGGAGTTGTTCCAAGATAGATCGAATCGCCGGATACATATGGAGAGCCAAGCGAAAGTCCATCAAGAACGCCTTGCGTGACGATAAAGCCAACTTGATTGGCGGCGATACTCTCGGCAACGATACCCATTGTTTTAGCCGATGTTGGGTCTCCAACATTCGATGCACGCTTGACCTCGGCTCGATTTCCGCTTGCACCGAATAAATAAACAACCTCGCCCTTGTTGAGCGTTGTCGCCTCGGCATTGCGGACATAGGCCACCACCATCGATCCAATTTGCAGTTGCACGTTACCGCCTGCCAATCCTACTTGCGGAGTGCCTTCGGTCGCGTTCCAGAACATCTTGCCGATAGCCGCCGCCTCGGTCGCTGCCGTATTGAAATTGAGCGAGTCCGCAGGAACGTCGGGGAGCATTTCAATCGTGCGCGATTGCGACAAATCCCCGCCGCCTGTTAGTCCTGTGCCTGCCGTAATCGCTGTTATCTTGAGAGCCTTTTCGTCAAGAACAGTTTGAAGATCAGTTTGGTTTGAAAGTGTTCCGGTAATAGTTCCCCAAGATATAACCGTGAGCGGAGTAATTGCAGCCCATTCAGATCCAGTCCATCCCAATGATTGCCCAGTAATAGGCGCTGCTGTCGCGACTGAGTAGCCCTGCAATTTTACAACGCTTGGTGCTGGATATGTTCCGCCAAGATCGCCAGATGCGGCTCCTGTAGGAGTACGTGAATCGCTTAGACGTGAATCCGTCGTAATTACTGCGGTTCCAGAAATTGCACTTGGCGAAATACCCGTTGCAGGCGCTTTATTATTTAGGACAGTCTGTAAATCGATCTGGTTTGAAAGCGTGCCTGTAATTCCACCCCATATTGCTGCTCCACCACCACCACCTCCAGTAACCCATTCGGTGTCATAATCCGCATTGCTTTTCTTTGCGAGAACCTGACCTGTTAGTCCGCCTGTAATAACTCCCGCTCCAGTATTTCCCGTGTCACCCTTCTCTCCTTGCGATCCAGTCGGCCCCGCTGCTCCGGTTACTAATTCGGTGCGGAGAATTGGCTGATAGTCTACCTCTGGGACTTCGCGCCCCTCGTCTTCTGGAAAGAAAATGCTCATTTGTTAATATCCTCTAGCGTGAAATCGACTGATACTGCGTCTTGGGAAAGTTCTGCGGATGTAACACGGAAGCGCCTTCCGCCAATAATAAGAATATCACCAAGCGAAATGGTCTGAACCAATGAATCGTAAATAGCCGTTATGGTCATGGATGCCGAGTCCATGAATCCGCCGTCCGCCAGGCTATTATCGCGCCGGTATGTTGTCCGGTTCGCAAGGAAATTGCGCTCTCCGAACGTAACTGCCAACGGCAGATCGTTCATCATCGCGCTTAGGTCGTTTGTAAATATATCGAGCAGTCCCACAAAAGGGACGATGCGTCAAAACTTGCGCTCAATACGTCGCTGGTTCGGGTGCTTGAAATCGTGCTTCGGGCTGTCCGAAATGTGAACCCAGCTTTTGCGAAGCGCGGACGCAAGAATGCTTGTGCTTGTGTTGATCGTAACCACCTCTTGCGCGTCCCGAATGTAGGCGCACATATATTCTATACTATCAAACTCAGCCATCCCGTGATCGGCCTTCCCAGCGCAAAGCACGGGCCTGCCATTTGCGATTTGATGTGCAACTTGAATGACTTCGGCAGGATGGATTTTTTTATCCTGCGAATATCCGGTCGGAAAACAAAGAACCCAAGACTTGAGTTCGGGCGGCGTGACTATTGCAGGAGAGTTGAGAACGATCTGGCGGTCTATATCTTTGCCTTCTGGAAATAGTCCGTAAACGTAGTCGCTCCAGCCTAGCGGACTCGCGCAAAAATCAGCATGAAGATCCGGCCAAATTTGAAGATTGATGATGCGATGGAATCCGCTGTGGTCGTTTTGCGGGTAGATCGGCTTACAGTAATCCACCATTGCGAAAAGACCGTGGTATTCCGGCAGGCATTCAAACATTACGTTGTGACCTTGATCGGCGAAGTGCTTCGCTATCGGCAAGCACCGCGCAATGTCTCCGAGCCTCAAATGATAAACGATTAAAATATTCAAAATGTATAATATTGGTTTGCTGATTTTCCTGCCACCCACCCGTGGAAACCGAATGAACGATCCGGCCCCGCCGTGTTTTCCTCAATGAAATGCTCCCAAGAAAAGGCTGCTGCAACATTGACCGGAGCGTATTTGATGCCGTTATCGCGAAAGCCTTGCTCCATTGTGCGACACAAGAAGACATCTCCCGCCTCGCCCTTCCAAAGCGCCTCGGCTTTTGCTGCCATTTGTAAAAACTTCTGACTCTGGAGCGTGAATCCTGTATTTCCTACGCGATGCCCGACGTTCCAGAACGCTGGCCAAGGCGCCCCGATCATGTCGTATTCAAGCCATGAATCTTGCCATAGATGCGGATTTGAAATAAACCCGTCATGCGTGCATATGAGCGCGTGCGAAGTGTCGATATAGTCGGCAAATCGGCCCAGCTCCCAGTGCATCGCTTGCTGATATGTGCAATCCTCCGCGATATAAACGGCGTCGCCGAATCCGCCCAATCCGCAAAGGTATTTGAACAGTTTTTCGCTTTGTTCGTGCCTTGATTTCAGTCCTTCAAAGACGATGAGAGTGACATCTTTATTCATTTCGCGTGGAGTTCTTCAAAGATTCCCTTCGCTCTTTCATATTCTGCCGGATCGTTGCCGCGCTGATATGTCGCATCGAGCGGACGCTCTTCAAAAAACGGATGGTGATGAACGATAGCAATGTCGCGAGCATCAACAATCGCCCCATTTTTCGCGGCACGAAAGGTGAAATCGGTGTCACTATACACGTTCCGGAATCTTGAGTTGAATAATCCATGTTGCTCATAATATTTGCGCGTAAGAATTGCCATGCAAAGCAATTCATCTTTGCGGTATCCATCCGATATCCGAAGCACCTGCGGCTGCGAAATGTCGAGTCGCTTTTCGATCATCTCGTCCCAGCCTGGTGGGCACTCCCAATCGTCCGAAAGTTGTATAATAATATCCCCCGACGCCTTGGCCGCTCCTAAGTTCCAAGCTCCGACGGAATACCCTTGGTCTTTTTGCGTAACAGACCGAAAACGTTGTAGAACGTCAGCCGTAGTGTCGTCGTGATCGACTGCAAAGATGTGCTCCACGCGTTCTGGGT